CATCATCATACTCCGCACGTCTTCTTCTGCCCATTTGTTGTAGAGCAAAATTCTGTATTTCTTCATCATACTTGCTTTTATAGAGGTTGTATAGATCCATGGGACCTTTTAAAAACCTAAAAGCCTCAGATAAAACTCCATGTAACAACATAGATTCCTGGTACGTAGATAAAAAAGTATTGTTAGTGGATGTAAATTGTGGTGGATCTTTTATATAGTTAATTTGACATGTATCTGCAGCAGCAGGTGTCGGAGCTACCAATATAGCAAAATCATCATAGTTAGCAAAATATTTAGGCGTGCCTTGTGCTCCAGAGCCGTTAAATTCTGTTATAAAGCTAATATCTCTTTTTTCTAAAAAGGTTCTTACTCCTCCAGAGATATGCTCTACAGATCTTAGTATTAAAGAATCAGATGGTATCGTAAGTGCTCTGTTACCAGCTGTAAATGTTGAAGTCGCATATTTTCTTAAATCATCGTAATCAACTTTTCCAGCAACATCTAATTCAACAGATCTTATAAAATCCTGAATTATAGCATCTGTTAATACATTGCTATCTACTTCAGTGTAGTTTCTTACTTGAGTTAAAAAATTTGCGTGTGTTATAGCCATTATGTAATACTCACTGTTATTGAACCTAATAAAGCATCTAATTGTCTTCTTCTATTTTGTACAGACGGATCCTCTGGTTCCATTGAATTTATATTTGTAGATAATGACGGATCACTATGAGAAGCTACAAAAGATTCAGTTCTAAAAGCAAATTGACCTGGTAATGATAAATTAGCAACTCCAACGACTGTGCCACCTGAGTCTGAAATAGTTTGATCAGGAGGTGAATTATTTATAAATTCTTGAGTTGGTTGTTGAAACTTCATTACTCTTGAGTTCTGTAAAGCAATAGCATCTGCAACAGTTCTTCTACGTCTTATCTGTGGATGTTTTGGTTCGAACTCTGATATATGCACTAATGAGCCATTCCACTCTTTTACCATTTCTCTATATGGAAATTCCATGCCTGATCTATCAGATATAGCTTTTGAATTTT